GGGAGTTAGTCACCTCCTAGGTTTGGCCACCTTAACTCCTACTGAACGGGGGCAAGGCTCTTTGGCGCGCTGTTTGCGTGGCAACCCTGGCTACCAACCGGCGACGGGTGGATAGTTGGGTACCCCCGAATGGAATGGCTATGACGTGACCTGGCGCGAGGTGGGGCCTTTTTGGCCCGCAGTCACACCACATCAATCCAGGGCCATGTTCATGACACCATCAGTTTTTCCCCAGTGGACCTCTCATGTTGAGTCGGGGCTGAAGCATTTTGTGGAAGCCGGGCGCGGGCCGCCAGCGAGCACGCTGGCCGATGCTGGGTGATTCTTGATCATATCAAGTCCACTGCCTCCCTAGCTTGAGGGGGAGGGTCAAGGGGCCGTCTGATCCGCGGCGAGACTATCTGAATGGGATAGACATGGTTGACTGTGGGTAACCAATCCCACTGGGCATTGTACATATTTTCCGTCGACCTTTGGCCGACGTGACCTGGAACCTTTCGGTTGGGTCACACAAAGCAATCACGACTCCGCTTGCGTTATTGGCGTTGTTGAGGGATGTCGCAAGTTGTGCAAGTAGCTGGGCCAAGGCGTGGTCCGCGCAGCAGGGGACCTGCCTTCCGGGGTATCGTCCCTGGGGCAGGAGCAACTGCTCCTGTTGCGTTCGGGGCAACGAGGAAACCAGCCAATCGTCGTCGGGCGAACGCCCGAAAGAAGAACCACGGTGGAAACCGGAACCGCAACCTGAACGCGTGGAATGCATTCGCACCACAGCATTTGTCCCTACCACGAGCCGTTGGTGAGTACACTGTGACGCGCGGAACCAGGAATATCACGACGAATGACAAGCTGATTTTCGTTGGTACTTGGCAGTATTCCCACGATGATCCTACGGCGGCCGTGGGGTTCGGCAGGAACTGGTCAGCTGTCTGCGCTCTCGGGTGTGATGACTTGACCGCTACGCCTGCCCAGACCAACTGGACACGCTATTTGTTGCCTATGCTCAACGAGGGTCTTGGCAACCACTGCCAGGTTGTTCCGTCAGCGTGTTCTGTTCAGGTAATGAACGGGAATGCACTGCAGACGACCAGTGGCATGTTGTACATTGGGAAGATGAAAGTACAACCATCCTTCGCGGGTGACGCGACAATAACCGGTAGGGAAATAGCCG